GGAAGAATTTGAGTACTTTTTGGCTATAAATTGCCGGTAGAAACTTACCATTAGGTAGGTTACTATATCCGGCTGCTACTCCAAAAGCCATTTTAGTATCTCCTTATGTTATTGGATTCTTCCTTCCCGTTTAGCCGCATCAATTTCAGATTCTAGTTGCTCAAATTCATGTGGTTTTAAACGAGAAATTTCTTCGACGGTCCAAATCTTCTTTTCTTGTTCAGATATAGGAGCAGCTTTCCTTGTTTTAGTAACAACTTCTGCTGCACTTTCTGAAGATTTAGTCCTTTGCTGATTGATAGGTTTAGAATCTAGTTTGTAAAGGTCAATTATACGAGCAGCCCATAGTGCATCAGTCCGATTTTTGTATATCCCGTTTGAAATAGTTTCAGGTTGTTTATCTAGCCATTCTAAAAATTCTGGATCAGTCTTTAGATCAAGAAAATCAGAATGTAAAGCTAACAACTCTGCTTCAGACGTTCTATGCTGCGCTTCTTCTTCTCTTTTATTGAGTTCAGAAATACGCTTTTCTAGCTCTTCTGATTTTGCTTCTGCTTGAAGCTTAGAAACAGTTTCAACGATACCGTAGACTTCAGGGTATTCTTGCTTAAATTCCTCAATCTCTTCAAAAGATTTCGGCATCTCTGAAAGAACATTGCTTTTTTCAGCTAGTCTAATCTTAGCTTCAACAAGCTCTTTTTCCTGAGTCCATTCATTTCGTTGACGATCATGATAACTTTTTAGATCAGCATAACGCTTCTTCCAATCATGATCCTGTTCTTTAGAAACCATCCCTTCTAATTTCTGAGTATCTTCGATATCCGAAAGGTCAGAAATATCTGGTTCTGGTTCTTTATCAGAGTCTAAAAGATGTTTTCGGTATTCTCCTACATACGGGGTAAACTCTTCTGCCTTTTCTTCTGCTTTATCAATCATTGTACCTCACTTGGGGCCAAAGTGACAACTTTGGGTATCCACTCTTGGTGTAATAGCAGGGGCCATATGGGTATCCTGCACCTAAAACCATAGTTAATAAACTATGATTAAACTTTTAAAAGCTGATCCATTTGGTCAGCGATAACACCGCCTTTAGCTAAATTAATCTCACCGGGAACTCCTCTAGAAGGAACCTCCGAAGGTTCAACCGGGATATTTTCTTGCGGCACTGCTTGTGCTTCTTGTGGCGGTTCTTCTTCTCTATTCTTTTCTCTGTATTCTAATCCACGCTTATTCATCTTTTCAAGATTTTCTAAACCAATAATAGGAACAAGAATAGCAGGGATTATAAATTCACCATTAGATATTTTAATAGGCACTCTCTTCGTTGGATCAATCTTTTTAGGAAGAGGGATATCAGATTCAATAGCAATATCAATAGCATCTTTAGTTAATTCATTTAAATCCTTTAAGCCAATCAGTTCTACTGCATCTGCATTAAGAACGTATGCGCCGTCATCTACTTCCATATCTAAATCGTCTTCAACTCCTGTTACTTGATCTCCTGCCATATCGTCTACTAAGCCCATTGGGCCTAAACCAGCAGTATCCATCGTAGTATCAGCTTGTTCTTCAACCATCGCACCATCTTGATAGCCTTTAATTTCTCCACCATCTTTCCATTCGCCTGCTCCTACTGGAGCATCTTCGTCGCCGGATTGCGGTCCACCTTCGACACTTCCCAAACCAGCCTCTGCCGCATGTGCTATTGAGTCCTTTTGAGCTTGTTCCTCTTCATCCGCCTTTGCTTTTTTGGCCGCAAATTCCTTCTCAGTTTCTGCGTGTAGTTTCCTTCGGTGCTTCTGATCCTCCTTCTCTAAGTACTTTTCACTCTCTTCTGCTATCTTTTTATTTTGTTGCGCTATGGTTTGAGGTTCTGTCTCTTTTGGATCTTCTTTTTGTAGTGATTGAAACACCCCCCGAGCCGCTGGCACAAGTCCTATGTTCTGTGTAACCTCCTCATGGAAATGAGCTATACCAGCTACCATTGAACCAATAGTACCAAAACCCGCTCCATCTGGACCTTCCGGCCCTCCTGTAGAATCCGAATCTCCTAATTCTTCTACTCTAGCTTCTTTTGCCGCTCTTTTTTTGGCATCTTCTATAGATTGCTGTATCTGCTGTTCTACAAGTGGAGTAAGTTCTTCAGAAAAAGGACTATTAGTAAAAGCAAAAGGATCGTTAGAATCAAAAAGAGAAGATGTTAATCCTCCTGCTTCCATCTTAATAACTGGTTTGCGCTTTGGCACATAATCAAAATCAAGTGGTGAAATATTTCTATTGTGATCATACATTCTTTTATTTCTCTAATTCATAGTTTTTAATAGAAGATTTAACTACTTCAGGAAGGTTGTGGAGGATTTCCAGTAAAGCCATCTTCCCCTGCAACCGGCGCACTTCCAACTCCGATATTTCCACCGCCAACGCCCGATTGGTCCATTGGATTTGCTCCGACAGGTACTTCTCCATCGGCTCCCATGTCTGGGGGTTGTTGACTAGAGGGAGGAGTGTTTTGGCCGTTTGGGGATTCATTCATTAATCCTTTTAAAATATCTGCAAATACCGCTGCTTCATTAGCATCATTTACTAATTGTTCTGGGTCAATATCTTGAGAAATAGCCAATTCTTTAACCAGATTAGGTATCTTGATAAATGGCGCAAGCATTGGATTTGCAACTGTTTGTAGCAACGTAGTTAGCCTTTGAGTACGGACTTCCTTTTGCATCACAGAAGCAATACCCTTTGGTTTAATTTCTAAGTCGCCTCTAATCTCTGCTTCATTATCATTAAATTGCATATTCCACTGAAAGAAAGCTTCTCCTAACGGTTTCAATAACGAATCATCAATATTCTTTATTACGGTTTTAATAGACAGCCCTGCCGATCCCATGATCATTGATAAACCTGCTGCTGTTCTACCTGTCCCTGTTACTCCTGTTTGACCATGAACAATTGAAGGAATACCCGTTTGTTCATCTGCAAGTTGACGCGCAGTTTGGTACATTTGTAAATTATCAGGAGAAGTATTAGGAAACTTAATTCCATTAATCGCTGCACCAGATTGTCCTGATTGTCTGCGGAATATTTTACCGGGGAATACTTCCATATTCTGGCCGGGAACAAGCTGCGTTTCATCTACATCAAAAACAAGATTACCAGCAAGAGCAAGATTATCAATAGCCATTCTCATATGACCATTGATTAACAATTGAGAATCCTGCATATTTTCTCCTACGCCAATACCCAATAATTGATATGGGTTAATTTCGTAAGGAAAAGCATGATATGGTAGACGAGCAGGAATAAATGGATTAAGAACGCATCTGATAATTTCTGTCCCACAAACCCATGTATTAATCTGTACTGAATCCATATGTCCTACGTTTTCAGGTACAGGTAAACCTACTTCTCTAGCAAATGCAGCATCTACTGTCCCCCAATATTCTAGTACTTCATATCGTTGTTCTGAATATTCAGATTCAGTATCTTCAGCATGAATAACGTTTTCATAATACTTTTCGTCGTAATTTGGACCTGTAGCTAAACAGTTATTAATAGCATCTTCACTAAAGAAAGGACGGTTCTTTAAATTTCTCAACTGTTGCCGATTAAAACGATGGCGTTGAATGATATACTCTGCGTCTTCTGTTGATACAGCAGTAGGATCGGGATAGAAGTCCCAACAAGAAACAGCCTCAATACGAGGAACAATTCGTTCAGTAGGAGAAAATACTTTCTGTTCGTTTTCGATTTTCCAATTAGGAATAGTCTTATTGTAATTAAACGGCCCTTTTACAATTCCTGTTCCTAACAAACAACATTCAAAAATAGCGTGTCGAAGAACATTCATTGCATTCGTATCAGTAAGCTGATCATGGATTGTTTTCTCCATGTTTCTTGCAGCTTCCATTGCTAAGTCTATTTGTGGAGTACCAAGTATTGCCGGTCCTTCCACCAAAGATGAAGCAGAGTACTTTTCTTTTAATCCTGCTAAAAACTCTTTGTCTGGTTGTCCTGTCATATTCAACTGACTTAACGGAGTATTCAACATTTGATCCGGCATATTCTTGAGAAAAGCATCTTCTTCCATAGTCGGAATATGTGCAAATTCTGCAATTCCAAAAGGAACATCTGTTGGAGAAACGGTTAATGGAAAACGATTGTTAGCAAAAAGAATATCGGAAATTTGACCAAATGCAGCTAATACTTTCACCTTAGTAATTTTTAGGAATACTTTAGATTTTTCTGTAGAAGCATACGTAGTGGAGCCATCAGTGATACCACGATAATTCTTATATGCAAGAAGCCAACGGCTTTCGTCTGGAAGACGGCCCGTTTCAGCTTCTTGGAATTTATCGTGTACGTATCCAATCAAACCGGGAAGAGCTTCAGTATCTAGCTCAATAATTTGTGGTTCGTTCTCTTCAAAATCGTTAATTGACATTTTATTCCTTTAACACTGCTATATCTTAATGCTAAAAAGCATCTTGTAGTTACTTACCGGCAGTATTATAAATAGAATTATCGTCTGCCAATTTCCATATAGACGAATCAACACCACTCCCCTTTGGAGAAGGAACAGATACAGAAGCCTTAAAAGCTTCCTTTGTACTCCCCAAAAGATCACTTTCCATCTTCTGACGATACAAAACAGATTCGTTAGCATCATTCATACGGCCAGCAGGAGCTTTACTCTCAAAGTCAGCCTTACTGGGATAACGGTAATTACTTGGCATATTGTCTCTCCTTATGCTCTGTTTGGTTTGCGAACAGGAGCAACTTTGCCACCCCTATTCATTGCGTATGTTTTACGAGAAACAGAAGGTTTCTTTGCTCTGCCACCCCGTTTCATTCCACCACGATCTCGTGATTCTAGTTCTTCTGTGACTTTTAAGTCTTTTTCAATCTGAGAAGCAGACCTATTTAGACCCAACAGCTCTTCCATAAATTTAGTTACAGAATCTCGTGGGTCTTCGTTCTGTCGTCTGCTTTTTGCTATAAACTCTTTTAGTGTTTCAGCATCTTTAGCTTTTTTATCTTTTTTGGTTTCTTCTTTACGTTTACTAGTAGAAGAAGTTACTGGACTATCTTGTGCTATCTGTCTATCAACAGCTTCTGCTTTAGCTATCTTTGTTTTTGCATCTCGTTTAGCTGTAGCTGCATCAATATCCTTTTGTAGATTAAGTTCTTTTTGTGCTGCTTCTTTTTCTGCTGCTTTACGATTTAATTCCTCAACTACAAGTGCTGTTCCTAATGCAATAACAGGAGCAGCAGGAGCAACTGTACTTATAGTTTTTCCTGCTCTTTGCTGTGCTTTTGTAGCACTACGTAGTTGTCCAGTTTTCGGATTTCTTACAGCCATACCAGAACCACCGGGAGGGGTTTTAACGCCCTTTCCTCGTGCAACAGCCGCAATATTAGCTGCTGAAGTTTTTACTTTACTAGCAACTGTTGGCTTAGTCTTAGCAGCAGCAGCAGCTTTCTTCTTAGCAGCAGCAGCAGCTTTCTTCTTAGCAGCAGCAGCAGCTTTCTTCTTAGCAGCAGCAGCAGCTTTCTTCTTAGCAGCAGCAGCAGCAGCAGCTTGTCGTTGAGAACTACGCTGGGCCTCATCAGCTAATTTTCTTTGCGCTTCTGAAACAGGTTTCTTAGGGCTGGGAGAAGAAGTTTTTACAATTTTAGGAGTTTTCTTAGAAGTTTTCTTAGGAGTTTTCTTAGGAGTTTTCTTAGGAGTTTTCTTAACTTTATTTTTAGCCGCTTTCCTAGCGGCAGCGTTAGCTCTCTTTATCGCAGCTTGACTTGCTGCTGATGTCAATGCGTTTTCACCGCCTTTGACGAACAACGCTTTTGCTGCTCCAGTGAGAAATTTTGCTGCACCTGCAATTAATCCAACCATTTTTCCTGCTCCTATTGTATAAGATGCTATTTCTAAGCCTAACTCTGTTAGATCAGCAGCTTTTTGTTTATCTTTTTGGGTTACTCGTTTGTGTCGTTCGTTAGGTCCAACTACAGAACCGGGGATACGTTGTAAACGTCCCGCATGTTCTACAGTTTCTTCTTGTCTTCCAAAACGTCTACTAGCTTCTCTTCGTTGTCCGGCAGTAGATGGCCGTTCTTTTCTATGATTATACGGGCCTTCCTGCGCTCTTTCAACTGCTCTTTGAGCATCTAATAGTTTTTTTAAAAGTTTCGGTTCTTCTTTTGTATTTTTTCCTTTTTGATATGCTTTATCAGCATCATCAAAAGCGATAGTAAGCTTTATAGGTACTTTGCGTTTTTTTGTAGACATATTAATATCCAAAAATTTCGTCTTGTACGACGGGTTTATTTAAATGTGTCATTCCAAAAGGTATGGTGGAAGGACGAGTACTTTGATGGCTCATAAACATATACCTTAAAGCATCATAAGCATGATCTTCAGCCTTTGTATCTACATCTTCACTATTAGTCTTGCTCATTGGTAGTGAAGGAAGAGTACGAATTAAATTAGTACAGGTATTAAATA